TCTCGGTGTGCCAATCTTTCAAGAGTTGGTAACCAAACTGTTTATCATCATTCATAAATTCTATTAAAGGTGTATAATCTTTAAAATATTTATTAATGTAATCTTTTCCATTTGAAAGAGGACAGCAGATAGAAAGTATCCTAAATACATTCAAATGTTTAGAGATATCAAAATCAGTTTCGTCTTTCTTGTACCACTTAGTTCTCGATATAATATGAGCTGTGATATACTGTTCCGTTTGGAAAGGTTCGTTGTTCTTATTCCAAAATCGGCCAAGAAAGAATACATCGTCTTCTGGTACTTCAGCCACTTTATAGACGCTGCATTTCATACCAATAGATTCAGAAAGTAGCCTATGGGATATTATTAACGATTCTTTGCATACACAAAGGACATCATCTCCACAGACTACAATATTATCGAACCTTCTAAAATCTAGGTCTTGAAATTTTGTGCTTGACAAGTAATCAAGAACATTTGTGCCCTTATCACGTACAGAATTAACATTGTCATTGTTTACATGTGATATTGTTCTAGCAAGATACCAAAGGGTTAGATTCCACCATGAATCAAAGGTACTTGTGATCAACGATCCTGAACTAATACCACGCTTCTGAAATCCAAATCCGCCACGGTTAAAGTATGGACTACGTTTAGTGTAAAATCTAAGTAAGTCGTAGATTTTAGCTTGTTTCGGAGTGAGATTAATCTGACGACGGCATATTACATAAAATAAATCGATCGCAAAGTCAGGTATAGTACTATCAAATTTTGAATAGTCTAAAGAGTATATTTTGTAATTGTTAACAAAAGTAGAACCAAGTTGGTTTCTTAATCTCTTAACACATTTTACCGAAATCGATTTGTTGTTTAATCCGCTAGTTACAACAGGATTAGGTTTCGACATCTGTCTAGACTTATGTCTACGTAACAGGTTTCCAAAGAAGAACTCTTCTAAGGCTACAATTCTGTGTGGGATACACCAAACTTGTCTTATCTTCATCTCTAATGTTCTTAGATCTTCAGAAAGTACAGGTTGAAATCTGTTGAATATAACTTCTGGATTCATCATCAAGGAATTCTTGAATAGTCTGAAAGACGTTCCCTCATCTAGAATACCTCTTAGCCATTTCGTAGTATCTTTGATGTTAGTAACATCATTCTTACGTATGAAAAGCGGGTAACCTGAATTTGTATTCTTAGTTGTATTCGTAACTGCTGAATGAATATCAGTAGTACTACATAGGGCATCACCTTTTGCACATAGTAAATCCATGTGTTTTGCTGCGTGAAGACCAGCTATAACGAATTGTCTTAAGTTAGATCTTTTAGGATTCTTAAAAGTTTTCGAATAGCGTTGTAAACAGTCGACGTCTGATTTATACACATCTGTGAGTTCAGGCATCTTGTAGTTAGACGGTAAAGTATGCTTACCAAACTTAGATATTTCCAGCTTAAGTTCTTTGTCGACTTTTGGTCTAGAAAATCCAGATTGGAATCGGAACTTATCCGAGGCACGTTTTGTTCCTCTAGGAATGTTATTAATTTCTTTAACAACTTGTTCAGATTTCTTAAAATTATTTGATTTCTCATAAAATCTCGTTAATTTGTTTAATAATGATTTAAACAAAACAGGGTCAGAAAAGCCATATGAGTAAGTCTCTTGGACTAGTTCACTGACAGAAAGAGAGTAACCTGTCTTATTACTATAATTTGGCATAAAATTTAATAATTAAGTGAGTTCTGGGGAAAACGGCCCTTGCTCGTAGCTAACTGTGTGAAGTATTTTATATAAAATAATTTTATAATAAAAGCTAATT